CGAATATTTTCTTGTATTCATTGCTAATGGTGGTTGTATTCGGTTTGATACTCTTCCACCATCTAAATTAATTTGAGCGTTAGAAGCACCATCTCTAACAGCTAGTGCAATAGCACTTACATCCTCTCTAGATAAACCTTGATTTCTTCCTCCTCTTGCTAATCCAGGTCCTATTAAAACATCATCATTTCTAGTACCTTGAAATAATCCCCCTTCCATTGTTGATACAATTGGTCCACCTGAAGCAGGTAAAATAGCATCTCCAACATTTGAAAGTTCATTTTGTGCTTTTTTAGTAGCATTTGCCATAGCAACCATACCTGCTATAATAGCAACTAATCCTATTCCAAAAGTAACAGCACTTGCAGTAGCAATAGAACTAGCTGCAATTGCCCCTGATTGTAGAGCCATAGCAGCAAAACCAGCTATAGTTTTAGCTAAAGATACTGTAGCAATAAGTCCTATGGTTGTATATAATATACCAGCACTACTAGCCATTTGGGCTAACATATCTAAAGGACCAGCTAATACTTCTGTTAATTTTGCTAAAGATTTATTTATACTCTCTTGTAGAGATAATCTCATAGCATCTTCTTTGGTCATCCCAGCTAATCTAGCAGCTTCTTCTTGAGAAATACCTGCTGAAAGTTTTTGTTGAAATATCATTTCAGATATTTCATCTCTACTTAATCCTATAGCACCAGCAATAGCTTCTTGTTCAATTCTAGTACCAGTAGCAAAAGAATTAATTACTTCCTGATTCTTTCCTATTTCTCTTGTTACCCCCGCTAAATCATTAGTTAAAGCAAAATATCTTGCTTGTTCTAAATTTAATTGTTTACCTGAAATAACTTCAGCCTCAAATTCAGCAGCAATAGATTGTTCTATATTTAATAATCCTTCTGCTATTTTATCAACTTGTGCTAAATTAATACCTAATTGTCTGGCTTCAAGAGCGGCCTCACCTATTAACTTAAGATTACCACCAAAAGTTAAACCTATAGATTTTGATATATTCCCAATATCTTGGAATATTAATTTTTGGGATACAGCAGATTTATTTGCTTTATTAATTTGTCCTATTTGAGCAAATAATTCATCTCCAGCTGCATCTAAATTTTCACCATTAACTTGAGCAAATAAAGCAAGATTACCAGCTTCTTCAGCAGCTAACCCCATTAATTGTTCTAATTCTGATGCTGCTTGGATATTGAAAGCATCAAATGCTACAGTAGCATTAAAACCAAATTGTTTTGTTAAGGCACTAGCTTGAGCAATATAATCAATTGTAGTTATTAAACTATCATTTAAAGTATCACTTATAGCAACAGTTTCTCCAGTAAGTCTTCTAAACTCAGTTTGTTCTTTATTTAAAGCAAAGAAAGAATTTAAAATAGAAGCAAAAGATATAGCTAAACCTGCCGAATCTATAAATGCATTTGCACCCTTTGCAAATGCTAAAGCTGATTTTTCTCCTTGTTGAGCTGATTCTAATGAAGCTTGGGCGGCATCATCAAAAGGTTTACTAAGACCTTTTAATCCTGGAATTGATTTTACTATTTTTTGTAATCCACTAAAAGTTTTAACACCTATATTATTAGCTATTTTATTAGATGCAGTTACAACTTCATTTAATTCTTGTTTTTGTTGTATAATTAATCTATATTGTTCATCTAATGATTCTTTTATATCATAGTTTAATGTATCAGAAGTAGATAATTCTTGATTTTTTAATCTATTAATATTTCTTGCTCTTTTATCAAGCTCTTCTTGTTGCTTTTTTAAATTTGTAAGATTTTTTTCAGTACCTAATTGATTTTGAGAAATAGCATAATTATCCTGAGCAGATCTAGATATAGCTCTAGTAAGTGATCTTATTTCAGATTGTTGTTGTTTAGCAACATCTAAATTTTTTACTTGATCTAATAAGGCATTAGTAAGGTCTTGTTGATCATCTACTAATTGAGATGATATACCAGCACGTGAATTTAATAATTCGTTATATTGCCTTTCTCTTTCTAATTCTTCGGGTGTCATATATAGGGTTTATCCCATATAAATATTAATGTAAAAAAGAGGTCCCGAAGGACCTCTTAAAATAAAAAAGTAAAGGTTAATCGAGGGAATTCATCGGTTGAGTATCCAACCATCCCACATTTTTGCCTGCACCCAAGGAGAAAAACAAGGCATTCATTTCTCCACCTCTTCTGTTCTTACTAAAGAACATACATCTTCCTTGATCTACAAACTTTAAATGAGCCATACCAGTCATCATGTGTTTAAACCTATTTGAACCGGCAAATTCACCCATTTTAGTTACCTGCTGAATTATTAAAAACGCAGTATTGACTTTTCCTATATTATTAGCTTTATTATGCTTTTCTAGGAGTTCTAATATTTTAGTTTCGGCTTTTTTATTAGTAAAACCTTTATGAAAATCTGCAACAGCACTAACTACCTCTGCCATGGAATCTATTAATACAACATCCCATCCTTTGGATAATATGCTTTGAAGAACTACTAAAGGATCTTTATCAACGTAATCACCCATAAATAAAATTGGTAAATCACCAAATTTAGGGTATCTTTTTACATAACCGTGCATATCTATTTCGTTCATCTCTCCAGAAATGAATAAAACATCTTGATCTTTTTGATTAAGATCTGCAATTATATCTAACATAACTGTAGACTTACCAACACCAGGATCACCAACTATAGCATAATTGGTACCTTTCATTAACCCACCTTCGGCAGAAAATAAAGGATCTACTTTACTACCTGTAGGCATTGGGATAAATAGTTTATCATCGAATGATAAATCATTCATTTTAACCGCAACCGGTTTCCATGAATTTCTTATTTGTTTTGAATTTGAATTTGAATTTAACATAACCTTTTATTTACTTTTTTTATTTATGCCATAAATATACAAAAGGTCTCCCGGGTAGCCAAATTTTCTCGCGGAAATCTTACGTTTTCTTTGCGATATTAGCGTTATATGTTTTTGATGGGTCTATGTTAGGTCGTGCAATTTCTTTAGAATTTTTAAGTGTTTTGCTCTGTTTATCATAAGCTTCTTGCTGTTTTTTATAATGTTCTTCTAATTTCTTAAAAGTAAAATTCCTTAACCATATAGGCATATTATAAACAGTATGGAAGTCATAACCACCACTACCATGGAATACAATTTCATGAATTTGAGTAAATAGATTTTGCCTATATTCAGGCGTCAGGCCAAAAAAAGTTAAGATTAATGGGGATATTGATGTCCTCCTCGCCATCTTCCCCGGTATATTTTAAATCAACATCAGGAGATACTCTTTTTACTTCATCTCTTAATGCTTTAGAATCTCTTGCTAATAACTGAAAGTCTACAAATTCTCTGATAGTTTTTTTATCACTATTGCCTTCTACTGATAATATTTGATATTTTAATCTAGTTGAAACTTCTGGGTTTGAATCAGGTCTAATTTTGTTTTGGCCTGCTACTTCTTTTTCAATAGATTTTTCATCACCATGAGTTAAAAGTTTAAATGTTATTGCTTTTTTAGTATGAGGTAATTCAAAACTAAATTCATTTATACCTATTTCATTTAAATCTTTTTTCTTTAACATTTTATCTTTTAAAGTAGTTAAATCTATATTAAATTCTTTAATACCCCCTTCTGCTCTACTATATCCTTTAAAACTATAATCTTTACCATATCCCAATACACGAGATGCAATTAATAATGCATTTTTATCTCCTACTATAATATCATTATAATTAACTTTAGATACAATTAATGATTCAATTAATTTATCTAAAACTATACCTTTAGAAATATAATTTTGATTAGTTAAAATATCTTCTTCTCTAGCAGTCATATATTTCATTTCTATTTTACCGCTGGATAAGGGATTATCCTTGGGATATATTAATCCTTTAGATGGTAATTCGACAACTTCTGTTGGGAATTTAAATTTTGATTTTTCTGCAACTTTTTCCATTTAATAACTGTTTGGATATAAATATATAAAAAAGAAAAAGGTACTCAAAATTGAGTACCTGATTCAAGGGTAGGAGGGGTAAAATTTTTAGAAATTCAATATACAATAATCCATTGCTAGAGTTAATTGTAGATCAATTGCGGCATCAGTAGACCAATCATAATCTCCAAATGTAGCTGTTTTAACATAAGCTCCTTTTATAATCCATTCTCCAACTATATCTCCTACTGGACCTAAAATATCTAGTGTTATGTCTTTTTTATAGAAATCAGAGTAACCATCTCTACCAGTTACTGATTCGTGAGCTAAACGTGCCCACTCCATTACAGCTTGTGCACCAGAAGGTGTCACGGGATCATATAAGCTTATAGTCATATCATTCCATCTTACTTTACCTTTTACTTTACGGTAAACGTTAATATGATCTAAGATAATTTCACCTGCTTCAAATCCAGGAGCCGACGCTGTCTTTATTAAGTAAGCCGGTATCCCATCAATATACATTATAAACCTGTTTTGAACTTTAGGTTCAAATGCGGTGAACATTATTTCGTTTGGATCTAATACTGCCATCTTATTTTATGTTTATTATAAATATTATCTATTTAATTTTTTTAAAACTCTACTCCTGTAGGAGTTATATTGAAATCTAAGATTATAAATTCAGCTGTTCTAGTTGGTTGGATAAATATCTGACCTACCATTTGATTTCTGTCAATTACTTCAGCTGTATTGTTAGTAGAGTCCATTACTACTCTATAAGCAAATAATCCTTGTCTTTGTTGTACCGATTCTAAATAAGGGTTAACTTGATTTAAGAATCTATTTCTTGTAGCTTGTGTATTTTGTTCAAATAATAATGATTCAGCTACTTGACCAACTACACGTTTAAGTTCAATTAATAATCTACGTACATTTACTCTATCTAATGATGTAGCTTTTGTTTGTAGTGTTTTCTGGCCAAATACCACAGGTCCTTGTCCTGGGAATGTTGCAATTGGGTTAACTTTTGCTAGATACAAAGTATCTCTTTGAGAAGGTGATAATTTTCTTTCTGCTTGAATTGTTCCTCCAACACCACCTCTATTAAATCCAGCAGGTGCAAACCACTCAGCTCCTAATCTATCGTTTGTTGCATATACTCCAGCCATTACTGTTGAAGCAGGTACAAAAACTAATTTTCCTGTTTCATTTGATAATACTTGAACCCAAGGCCAATAAGTAGCTGCGTAGCTAGTATCTTGAGTTGCAGCACTTGTAACTGCTTGAGAAATAGTAGATCCATAATTTCTTGTATCAACTATTGCCATTGCATCTCCTCTTGTATCAACTGTTGAAATCATAGATGTTACTGCTCCAGCACCGTTTTGAATTGTAACACCAGGTGCTATTAATAATTCATAATCATATTCATCTTGATTTTCTAATAATGAAAGTGAAGCTGTATAATATGCTGGTTCTAGACCTTGAATTGATGAAACATCAATTTCTTCAAACATTTTTAATTTAGTATTTCCATTAGCTCCATTACCATATACTTTACCTTTTGCACCACCAAATGCACCCTCTTGTTGATATTGCATAAAACTACCACTACCTACTTTTGGTAATGATTGTGTATATTCTGCTTTAAAATTACCTTCATTATCAAGATAATTAAATGTAGGACTATTTACAGCAGATACTCTTACGTATTTACTGTTATTTGTATAAGAACCAGTAATATTAACTTGTCCACCATCAACAGTAGAGAAAGTTTTTCTTTGATTACCAAGTACTTTTTCAATATAATTGTCTGAATTTGGATCTAATGATAAACCTGCCCAAGATTCTAATATTATTTTATTAGCATTAGTATCATTTCCTTGACGAACTAACAAGTTAAATTGTCCACTTCCTGAATCTACATTCGCTATTTCAAATCTAACATTGTCTCCCGATCCACTTACTAATGATCCACTAGTAGAAACACTACCAGAGTTATTCATTATCTCTCCTTGAGATAAAGTTTCTAAAGTAAATGATGCAGTAGTATAATCACCTGATCCTGTACCTATAGCAGGTATTGAACCTGTTGCAGGTAAAAATGTACCTGATACTATACGAGTAACAAGCATTGTTTCACCACCTTGTTGGAAGTAATTATTAATTGCTATTGAAGTTAGGTATTCGTATTTGATACTAGCACTTTCAAATGCAGCACCAAACTTATTTTTGTAATCACTATATGAAGTAACTAACGTTGGTATATTTACTGGGCCTTTTACTGTTGGGCCTAATATAGCGGCACCCGCAGTTATAGGACCCTCTGTTATTAACGTTTGATCATTTTCACGTGTTAATATTCCCGGGGAAAGTAAAGTTTCAGCCATTGTTTATCAAATTATTTTGTCTATTAATAAATATATAAGAAAATTTAAAAAATATTATTCTGATTGGATTAGCTCACCAGTTTTTAAATCAATTTGTGAATCACCATATTTTTCTTTTAATCTATCACCTAATTCTTTTTCTGTTTGTAATAAACTAGAATATTGATTTTTTAGATTATTTTCTTCACTTTCTAAATTCAATTTTCTCAATGATAGTTGACCTAATTGAAACGTAATAGTATTAATGGTTTGTTGAAAATTTTCTAATTCTTTTAATTCTTCTTCTGTTATTTTTGTTTTTTTAATTGCCATAACTTATTTTTAATTATTATTTTTTATTACTTTCTAGTTTTTCTATACGAGCTGTTAAATCTTGTATAGTTTTAACTAAAATTGCTGTTAATTTTGTATATTTTATACCTCCTGCTTGACCATCATCTTCAACAGATACTAATTCAGGATATACTTTTTGAACTTCTTCAGCTATTAATCCAACATCTTTTTGATTATTATCTTTCCATCTAAAATGAACCGGTCTTAATTTAAAGATAGCATCAGATTGTTCAGGTAAATCTTTAACCCATTTTTTATATCTTAAAGCTGAAGTTTCTGTTAATGAAGTTACAAATGCTGAACCTGTTACTAGTAATGATCCTGTTATATCTGCAGAACCTGTATGTGGAAAACCACCTACTCCTGTTAAATCTGAACCATCACCTTGGAATGAACCACTAAATCCGGCACTTGAAGATACAGATCCAGTTACTTTTAAACTACCTGTAATTTGTTGAATATCAGCTTGTTTATCACCAAATATATTTGATCCGGATGTTATAATAGTTGAAGAGGATTCAAATATTTGATAAACAAAAGTACCTGTAGCGGCTGTTAATGTTCCTGTTAATGTAGCATCACCTGTAATACTTAATGTACTACCATCAAATGACATATTAGCTTCTGCATTACCGTTTTCTGAATCTACAGATGTAATTACTCTATTATTAGCTGAATTAGCTACTGCGTAACTATCTATACCTGTTAAACTTGATCCATCTCCTTGAAATGAACCACTAAATCCTACACTTGAAGATACTGCTCCACTAACAAATAAACTACCTGTCAAAGCACTACTTCCACTAACTCTAAATGCTGGGTTTGTGCTTCCAGTTACTAATAAAGATCCAGAAATTACATTAGATCCTGTTATATGTGTACTACCACTTTGTAGTAAACTACCCGTTAATGCTGAACTTCCAGTTACTCTTAAAGCTAAAGTTGAACTCCCTGTTACTAATAATGAACCTGAAATTTGACCAGAACCAGTAAATGGAAAACCTGCTACTCCTTCTAATCTTGATCCATCTCCTTCATATGAGCCACTAAAATGACCACTTGCAGTTGTTACTAGTAAAGTACTACCAGTAATATTTACTTTAGTTCCTGAATTGGGCTGTATAGCTCCTACTTTTAATACACTCATACTTATAAATATTTATTTTTCATTAAAAATCTTCTATTTTTAAAAATGATCCCGCAGTAACTGTTACATCAACACCACTACCTACAGTTAAGGGACCGTAAAGTGAATTATATGTATCAGCTGTTGTTGTATAATCGGAAGTAAGAGTAATAAGATTGCTATATCCTACAGCACTAGCATTTATACCTGTTAAATTTGAACCATCTCCTTGATATGAACCACTAAATGAACCTGAACCGGCTCTTGCTAATGTAGATATATCAGAAAAAGATGCTGTAGCAGTTGGACTTAAAGTATTTGCCCTTATAGCTACAGAAGCTGACTGTATTGAACCTGAAGCAACTACACCTGTTAAATTTGAACCGTCTCCTTGATAAGATCCTGAGAAAGAACCTGAAGCATGAACTACTTCAAGTGAGTTTAGAGTAGCATCGGAGCCACTAACTATAAGTTTTTTCCAATTCGGCATTTTATTTTTATTACGGTTGGTTACAGGATTGCCTGCCCACTTCCCTTACGGGCCAATAATACGCATATAAATATTTTAAAGATATAAAAAAAATTTATTATTGGTCTTTTTTCAAAGATAATAAAGCTTTTTGAAGTTTCAAAGTTAGATCGTAAATAACCTCTATTTGACTTCCTTTAAAAGTACAATCTTTAATAATACTTAAAATAAGTTTTAATTCTTCTTCGTTGATTAATAAATCTTCAACATCTTTTGATGTTCTTTTTGAGTTATTATTTTTTCCAACTACTAAATTGCTTGAAGTAAATGACATAACTATATTTTTAATTTTATTACGAATAAATCCAAATATCACCTGTATTTCCTATAAATATATTACCATTCTTTTGGTACCTAGCTGCTATTGCAGTTGGATCGTTTGCACTTCCATCTGATACATTAACAGTCATAAAGGCATCTGGTGTAATTGTGTTCCCAAGTGGATCAAATGAGCTTGTAACACCCCATCTAGATACACTATTTTCAAATCCAAAACCTTCTCCTCTTCCATTTGCCCCTTGTTGTATATTAATACCACCATCACCAGTTGCAGCTGATCCCGATGCTAATCCTATAAATCTATCAGCAATATTTAAATCGGCTGTTGCTTCAAATGATGCTGTACCCCTTACTGTTAAATTTCTTTGAACAAGAGCATCTCTAGTAATTGTAATATCATTACCAATTGTAACATCATCAGGTAAACTAATTGTTGCTTTTACATCAGTACCAACTTTTGTAATAGCAGTTGTTATTTCATTAGTAGTACCAAGAATTTGTAAATCATCATCTGTTAAAGATAAAGGTGAAGTTCCTGAATCACCATCTACAGTTAAAGTAGTAGCAATTCCTGTTAAATCTGATCCATCACCTTGATATGATCCACTAAATGAACCACTAAATATACCATCACCTGTAGCGGCACGTGATGCTGAAGTAGCTGTATCAGCATGAGAAGCTGTTAAACCTGATCTAATTGTTCCAGCTAAAACTGCAAATGAAGCAGAAGTAGCAGTATTTGCTATAGAAGCTGTTCCAGCAGTATGTGATGCTGAGGTGGCATTGGTTGCAACTGAAGCAGAAGTAGCAAATGAAGCCGAAACAGGGGAGGTATCCAATATATAAATAGGACCACCCATAGCTGCATGTGAAGTACATTGATAATATAATACTTCGGGAGCTTCCATAGGTACATTAAATGTTAAAGTACCACTTGAAACATCATTATTAGTTACACCATTATTATATTGAGTACCAGTTGAACCATTCGCAGTTGTTTGAATTCGGAATGGATGTGCACCTAGATTATTAGTAAATTTATACTGTTGACCTCTAATTAAATAAATATCTGGATCAGCTGCTGAACCTGTAAAACCAGGTCCTGTAAAAGTATAATTAGTTGATCCATCAGCTCCTAAAACCCATTCAGAAGTATATGTAGCAATGTTTGCAATTGAAGCTGTTCCGGCAGTATGTGATGCTGTAGTAGCACTATCTGCAAAAGAAGCAGTAGCTAGAGAAGATAAAGCATTTGCTCTTCCTGCTACTGATGCTGTTTGAGCTAATACTGATACAGAAGAAGAATCTACTGTTGCTAATACTGAACCTTGAAACGATCCTGAGAAAGAACCTGAAGCCTTTAATACATCTAAATTATTTAATTCTGCATCAGATCCTGAATAAATCAGTTTTTTCCAAGCTGCCATAGTTTATATTTTAATTTATTATAAATA